ATGGTGGAGGACAACAATGAGTTGCCCATCCATCACCCTGTCTGTGCCAACCAAGACCATTAACAAAGACATCTTCAGACCAAGATGTATTGGGCCTTGGAGGCCAACATCCGTGTCCTGAACATTTATCACCTTGTCTGTTTACTGCTGGCATATTTATCTCCGATTTATACTTTTATGTATGCCTATGTGGCAGGAAAATACCCTCTAGATTTCATTGTTGTTAGATACTCTTCGTTTGTCACTTTAACACCATCAATAAAAAAATCATTATCAATTTCTCTTATAAGTTCATCTCTATCAGATGACCAATTATTTGTAACTGTTATACTATGAACTTGCGTTGCAGTTCCTCCGCTGTCTGGTACTAACCCATCCTCCGACACCGCATTTATTGAAAAATTAAATATTCTCGTTCCATCTTTTGCTGACCCATAACTTGCATAGTTCTGTTCATCAAATTTAAATCCATCGGGTTTTTTATATTCTGGAATAAACAAATCCATATCAAGAACTGTTCCAGAAAGAAGTCCACCAGTTCCTAAACTAAGTCCCGATGGAAGAGTACTTCCATCTGCGAGAAAATAATCAGGAGTTCCAGCACCTTCACCAAATACAGCAACACATTGGTGATTGACAAATGTGATTAATTCTGTTGCTCCGCCTGGTATTGTTGCAGGTGAAGACCAAGTACCTGCCATTATACTTCTCCACCATCTATTGTAGCATCGTTCATATCAATTAAGGTGTCCCAAAAAGATGTTTCTGTGCTTGGAGATTTTCCTTTATTTGAAGAGCTCGAGATACTAAAACCACTTAATGGTTTGGAAATATAAACTTTTCCGTCTTTCTTTACGACGGCATTTTCTGCATAAGATATTCCAGACGCCCAAGAAGACCCAAAAGATAATCCTGAACCTGTTTCTCCTTTATCTCCTACAACATCGCCGAGGTCAAAAACAGTTCCGTCATCGAATTCAATTCTTAAATTTTCTCCAGATAACCCAGCAGTTAAAACACCTTTGCCTGTATCGCCTTTTACATTACCAAGTGGTGCAACAGTTCCGTCCGTATATGTTAGTGTAAGAACATTATTTACCAAGGCCGCCGTTGCTACGCCAACTCCTTGATTCTTTATTTTTTCTGCATCTTCAAGACTTTGAATATACGTCAATAGACTAGATTTATTAGTTCTTAACTTTTGTATATTTGTTTCGTCTGAAAGTACAGAATCTGGCCCAGTGGCCTTTAAGTCATTGAGGACTCTGACGAGAGATACGCCAAGTGTTCTAAATTCATTGTATATTGTTTCACTCATATCGTTATCTCAACTGTTGCATCGCCATCGGTTGCACCACCACCGCCGGGGTTCAAGTCAATTCTTGGTGCTTGAAGTGTCATGTTTCCTACAGAATTTATTACGGTGGTTCCTCCAACTTGGTGTTCATAATTTCCATCTGTTTTCATTGTAAGATTTTTGTGTGTATGCACCGTAGCATTTCCCTTTGTCACAATGTTCGAATTCTTATCGACCTGAATGTCAGCATTTCCTCGGACTAGCAAAGTGAATCTACTTTCATTTCCACCGTCAGTCATACTACCAACTAAAATATCAGTATCACCCGTAATGTGAATTTGTTCGTTGCCTATAACAAATCCTTGATGGTCTTTAACAACTTTGTCCACCTTTGAACCGTCTGGATGATATTCTTGGAAAGAACCTGTTCTGTGATAAAGATGCATCCGTTCGTTGTCTGGTGTGTCATCTATTTCAATAGTGTGTCCCGATTCTGATTCTAGGACATGATTGTACGGATACTGTGCATTGAATGGTGGATACTTTTCATCCCATTCACCCACAACTTCATTTGCTACAGGGTGTCCTGCGTGTGCAGATGCTCCCGTAATTTTTGAAACTGTAATTGTTCCTGTGGTTGCACCCCTCGCAAGTCGATTGGTGTCTGATTCTGCATGGGGGTAAATTACATTACCATCATCATCCTTTGAAGATTCACCTAAATATGTTGGAAGAGGATATGGGCCATTTGGTCGGGTTCCCTTTTCAGAATTTGGGTCGTTAAACCCAACATTAGATGTGTTGGGTTCTTGTGGTATACCACCAAGTGTACCAATAATAACAGGGTGTTGTGCCTCGCAACCATCTCGGAAAAATCCTACGACCCAAGTTCCTTCAACAGGCCCAACGGGAGATTGCCCCACACCACTAACAGCAGCAGAAGTAATGGGTTGTACTGGGTGGGCCCACGGCAAATCTTTAGTTGCGACAGACACCTTATCGGCAGTGTGCCACCCGTAACATCTGACTCTACATCGGCCAAGTTGTAGAGGATCATTTCTATCTTCAACAACGCCGACCCACCAGACAAAATTATCTTTACCTACGAACTTTTCCATTATCCAAACTCCTTAATATCTGGGACGGATTCGGGTAAGGAATCCCGAATTAACTCAAGAGTTGTGGTGTACTTGCCCTGTTCGTTGATAACGATTTCGTGTTTAAGACTTTCAATAAGATATTTGCCACTTAAATAAGGGTCTTTCCAATCTTTATCTTTATCTTTTTTGGGTTCGAGTGCAGGGATTTCGATATTTATAACTTGACCTGCTCGTAACATACTATTGCCGGGGACTTCAATCATAATCTTGTTTGAACCGTATTGATTCATAATCGATTGTCGTTGAAGTGTCCACCCCTCATATAAGTCACCATCGAAAACATTGTCGTGTTTGAAAGCACTTTTGGGGGCATACATTCTTTTATACGGATATCCTGTAAAGTCTTCGTTTGCATCCGCAATGATTTTATTTTTTTCTATATGAGTTTCATCTTTAAATCTATCAGCATAGTTATAAGTCAAATCTTCAATTTTCTTGTGAGTGATATCATGTGTCGATAGTTGACTTGTAAACACACCACTTTCCATTTGTTGTAATCTGTCGAATGATTCACCAATTGATAATTTTTCAATTGCATAAAATTTCGCACCTAGTGGCAGATTGGAACTCCCACCTTGGTAGTAAGTATATGTTGCAAACGGTTCTTGTGTAACAAGGTCTGCCATGTTTGTAAAAAAGAATCCATCAGCAGTTTGAAAAAACAAATAGGACGGAGCACTTGTGGGTGGTGCATTCAAACATCGCTTGGATACCCAATCAATAACTTTCAACGGCCTCCAATGTGGAGAAATAAATTTTATATTGTTGAATACGGGAGCACCCACATATAATTTTGCATCCACATCTCCCTTGTTGAGATATCGATTAAAAACAATGTCTATAATTTTTGCACCATTTTCATCAAATGATTCAACAACTCTAGACTTTTTATTTTGGTAGGTAATGGGTGAATCTAAGAATATAGAATACACTGAAGTTGTTTCATTTAGTGCCGAAAGTTTTGAGTTTTTATACGATTGGAGGCCAACATTTACTCCCTGTCCATCAAAGCCGGATGTTTCGAAATTAACCCGAACATGTTCATCACCATTCAAACCAAAATGCCTTTTGAGATTTAATGATTCAATTAGACCAATTCTACCCGACATTGTTTTTTCAAATATACTTTCATATATGACAAGGGATGCCGTAAATCTAGTGACATCTATAACAGCACCGTTTCTAGAAAATAGAGCCAGCTCTTTTATATCATACTTGCCTGGTATTACTGGTTTTTTACTCATGTACTAAAAACTTTTTTGAAGTCTGACAAAATATCTTCAACAAACTCTGGTTTGATTATTTTGATTTTTCTTTTTTCATCATTCTTGGCAAGTTCCCACAACTCGTTAGTAATTACTTTTAGATTTTTTGTAATTGGTGGGGAAGATAGAGTAAACGAAAGAGAAGTATTCCCTTCGATATATGCATCTCTATACCTTCTTGTAGCATCTTCTTCTGGAATATTGGGGTTGGTTGCTGTGCTTCTGTCCAAGTCCATAGGATTCACCAGATTTTTCACAACCGTGGTTGTGTCGGGCAAAGTATATGATTCTTCCCAGTGATGAATTGCTTGACTAGACAGTGCAACAGTTTTTAAATTGTAACCAACCATTGGAATGCCTTGTGTGTTGTTGCTGATATACTTTGCAGTTGGCCAATCGGTCATATCTGAAATTACTAATCTCATGTATTGGGGATCCCATTTCAAAACAGTTGCCGTAACACCAGATTTAGTAATAGTAGTAGTGGGAGGATTAACAGTATTGTCAACATCAACATCCACCCATTCTATCTCGTCACCCACTTTCAATTGAGACATGTGTGGTTCTGTATATGGGCCACCAGCTGCATCAGATTCGGCATTCCACAAGAATAAATCTGTGCCGGGATATTTCTTTTCTACCATTTGTTCTAGTGCGTGTTGGTCAATTGGCCAATCGATATATGGGTCACGAATATTATTGGTCATCATAACTAACCAATGTAAATTGGAATTACCATAAAATTTGTGTGCTAAAATTTCGGGACGTTCGTTGTCTTGTAATTCATAATTGTAATAGAAAGAACGATTATCAACAACCGACCGTCTAATACGAAATCGTTTCATGATATTTGTTGCTAGGACATATTCTCCTGTTGCATTAATATCATAATCGATTAAGGGGAAGTTATTAAAAAACATCAGAATCCTCCTTCGACAACATCTTCTCGTACCAATGTTGACATTTCTGCGAATGACATCTCCAGTGTCATCGATGCAGGGACACCACCGCTGACAGAGAATCCAGTAATATCATCAAACGATTCTTCTGCATGGGATTGAGGTTGTTCGTTGGGAGTATAGTTAACCTTGATGTTCGTCAAGGCACATCTAGAGATTTTTGGAATCCATGTGTTCTCAGTTCCGCCTCTGAAATATTGGATATCAAATTCGGAAGGGAAGTCTAACATAACACCACCCCCCGACCGAGACGGAAGTGTAGCTGCACGGAAGATTCTAATTATATCATGAACCATTTTTGCTTCAGCTATACTACGAGGAACGAATTTGAAACTGAATGAATAGGTTCTTTGTCCCACAGATTGAAAAAGGAATTCCATGTGGGGATTTGTTACACTTCTTCTCATTGCCTTGACAGCATTTGCTGCATTCAGATTCACCCCGCCAATATTTGCGATTGCATCAACGGATTCAAGTCCAACTTTAATTCCAGCATTTTTGAGGTTTGCCAACATTGCGCCTTCGACTCCACCTTCTCCAGCGGCTGCTGTTTCTTGGTCATTAAAGAGTCCTTTAATTTTATTAACAAGTTCTTGACCACCCGCACCAAGACCTTGAAGCATACCAAAATCTTCCATGTTGTATGTTGTTTCTAGGCTCGACTCAATTCCGCCTGGCATATACAATGCAATACTATACATTGTTTTGTCTATACTATTAGAAAACCTAGTTTTAGATGTAACACTTTGTGTTTGGGTGGTGTCTTGTTTTAATCGTGCCTGTTGTAATGGGTCTGACAATTTATTCTTGTAAAAGTTAGAAACACCTTGCATCTGGGCCATACTGGGTAAATTGAAATTCATTAATGAACTTAATGCACCAGCAGCATTACTTGCGGTCTGTTTCATGGCATTTGAATCAAATGTTCCAGAACTTTGTCTCTGGTTTGATGTCTCAGACGATTTAAACGATTGAGGATTTGAATCATATACAGTGAACAATAAAAAGTTTTGTTGGTCTTTCAGTCCCAAATCAATAGGATATTGCAAACCTTTTCGTTTTGCTTGACCGTTTAAAGAATCACTAAGAGATTCAAACTTCCCAGCCGAACTTTTACTTTTTTCATATGGATTTGGGATAAACATGATTACTCCTTATAGATATTGTATATGGCTTACAAAGGCAAATATAAAGTGAAGGATACCTCAAAATACATTGGTAATCCTACTAAGGTTATTTATAGAAGCCTGTGGGAACGCCGATTTATGGTGTATTGTGATACGACCGAAAGTATTCTTAATTGGTCATCCGAAACCATAATAGTACCCTACATTTCTCCTGTTGACAATAAACTACACAAATATTATGTAGACTTCATTATAAAGTATCTAGGCAAAAATGGAGAGGAAATTACCACTCTGATAGAAATAAAACCAAAGAAGCAATGTAAAGCGCCACCCAACAGAAAAAGAATTACTCGATCTTATTTAAAAGAAATGAAAACTTGGGAAATCAACAAGGCAAAATGGAAAACTGCAAATGAATTTGCCCAAGAAAGAGGATGGAATTTTAAAATCTTAACCGAAAATGATATTCTATTAGGAAAGAATAAAAAATAATGCCCGATCCATTCGACAAAATTCTTTCTGATTTTCAATCAAGTAGTTTTGATTATTTTACCCAACAATCTATCCGTTGGTGGAGAAATACCATACGAGATTTGTATGGTTCCGAGGGTTCACCGAAACCGCCATACAAAATGGCAGGCCGATGGATTCAAGCATATAGAGATAGATATGGCAAAGGAAGAACTGCCCCCATTGGTGGAAAGATGTACACCTTTCGTTATAATCCAGAAACAAAAGAAACTCTTGATTATTGGGATGAGATGCCACTGATAATGGCACTCGAAAGAAAACCAAAAGGATTTTTGGGAATTAATCTACATTATCTACCAAAGAAGCAAAGAGGAATTTTATTAAACCACCTATCCAGTATACTCAAGAATGCAACCGATGATGATGTCGAACAAGATTTTGCTGGCGAGAAATTGCGGAACATTAGGTCTGCCTATAAAAAATATAAAACAATTAAATCTAAAAATGCTATATTCAAATGGGTATATCCATGCATACGAAGATATAATTTTTCAGGACTGTCATCTAGGATGATAGAAATACCTGTCACTGATTGGGAACTTGCAGCATATTTGCCATCAGATTATTTTTTTCGGGGTGAAAGTATGAAATCCATACACAGAGAGAGTATAAATAAAAAGAAGAAGAAATTTGGTTAAGGAGAATAAATGTCAAACCCACTTTTAAATACGATTAATGGTGTAACCGATTTTGTAAGTAACCTTCCTATCGATGATTTCGCTCTAGGTGGTGATAACAAAGTCAGTATGACCAAGATGGTAGCAAACATTAAAAAGTTTGGTACTGTCCCTGATAATGCATTTTCGTTAGAAATTTATGCATCCGCTCTCAGTGGTGACCCCAATCCAAGAATATTCTATTCATGTGAATCCTTGAGTTTTCCAGGCAGGAGAATGGCAACAGAAGAACTCAACACGGGTGGTGCTACTAGAAAACTACCATACAAACAAGAATATAGTGGAGAATTTACTGCAACCTTCAGGATAGGTAGAGATTTCTACGAAAGAAAACTATTCGAAGATTGGCAGGCACTTATCTATGATGAGGAAAATGATGTTTGGGGATTTCCTGAGAATTATATGGCCACGATGGTTGTTCGGTGTTTTGACCAAAACAATAATAACATCTACGGTGACAGGTTCGTAGAAGTGTTTCCCCTTTCTATTGAAGAAATTGCTGTAGACCAATCAAATAGTGGAGCTCCCCTGAAACAAAGTATTACATTTGCTTATCGCAAATGGAACAAATTAAAACAATCCGAGTTGTTGGGTGGATCTACAGGCCTCCCATTCGGAGTGCCTCTGGTAAATAAATTGATAGGAAAAGATTTATCAAATCTGATTACTGGAGGAATGAACCTTGCATCTGCTACCAACACCCAAATAGGTGACTTGAATAGTGCGATACAAGATAATGTTGGATTTATGCGTAGGGCAGTAAATGGACAAGTGATTCAAGCCCCGTTTGAAAATGTTGGAAGAAACCTCAGCCAAACGCTGAGTCAGTATAGCGGAAGCAGTTTTGTTCCGTTTTAATTATTAGGAGATAATTATGAGTTTACCTATTGTAAGAGCCCCGAAGTATGAGTTGACTATACCCTCAACCAAACAGAAGGTTAAATTTAGACCGTTCGTTGTTAAAGAAGAAAAAATTCTTCTTATGGCGGCCGAAAGTAAAAACCAAAAACAAATCGTAAATGCTTTACGAGATGTCCTTGGTGCGTGTATAGACAGTGGAAAAGGTAAACTGGATGTCATGGCTTTACCCACCTTTGACCTGCAATACATCTTTCTTAAGTTGCGGTCAAAATCTGTTGGAGAACAAGTAGATTTAACCGTGATGTGCCCCAGTTGTGAATCAGTAAATCCGGCCCAAGTTGACCTAACCGAAGTCGAAATTACATTTCCCGAAGGACATGAAACTCAAATTCAACTCACGGACGAGGTTGGAATCACTATGCGATATCCAACATTCGAGATGATGGAAAATAATAAAAATATAGACACGCAAAATATAGATACTATAATTGATGTTTTGAGTATGTGTATCGAACAAATTTATGACAAAGAAAATGTTTATGGACGAAAAGATTATACGGATAAAGATTTCCAAGACTTTGTTTATTCGTTAACACAGAATGACTTGGTAAAAATGCAGGCATTTTTTGATACTATGCCAACTATGCAACATGAACTTAATTTTACATGTGTAAAATGTGAGGCAAAAGAGAAGGTTGTATTGCGGAGCTTGGATGATTTTTTTACATCGGACTCGCCCACGAGTCCCTAGCAAACCTCTATAAATTAAATTTTGAAATGATGCAACGATTCTATTATAGTTTAACAGAATTAGAAGAGATGATGCCGTGGGAGAGAGACATATATGTTGGTTTATTGGAAACACATATTAAGGAAGAGAATGACCGGCAGCAAGCAGAAATGTCAAAGATGAAAAGGTAAATTAAATGGCAGAAGAATCTAAAACCCTAACACAACTCAGAGATGAGATGGTAAAGTCGAGAGCCGACCAATCAAAAATTGGTGGGATGACTATCGCCGAACTTAAAGGCATGGGCGGCGGATTGAATAAATTGGTCGATACTCTTAAAGATGGATTGAAAGCTGATAAGAAAAGTGATGCAGAGGATAAACGACAATCGAAATCAGAAAAAGAAGAACGAAGAGAGGGACGAACTGAATTATCTAATGCACTTGCGGATTTAGGCACAGCATTCAAAAACGGATTTAAAAATATAGGAGATATTGCAAAACCGGCCGGCATTGGAAAGATGTTGGTTGGAATTGCTGGATTGCTTGCGGGAGCATTTATCGGATTCTTTGGTGAAATTAAAAATCGGTTGTTCTTGATATTGAAAATATTTGCATATCCATTTAAAGTATTGTTTCCTAAAAAGATAAAAGCCATATCTGAATTGTTTATGAAGGTTTTTGGAAAGAGTGGTTGGTTTGGTAAATTCTTTACAAAGATAGGAACTATTTTTGGGTGGATAGGGAAAAAAATAAAACCTGTTTGGAATGTAATTAAAGGCGTCTTTGGATTTTTTGGAAGGATAGCAGGATTTCTATCGCCAACTCTAAAAGCACTTGGTGGTGGAGGTGGTGGACTTTTCAAAATGTTTAAACCATTAATGTCCACCTTTAAAACTATGTTTAAAGTCGGAAAGGTTCTTGGTAAGGTTGTAGGAAAAATATTCCTCCCCATTCAACTAATTTGGGGAATTGTAAAGGGATTACTGGGTGCTCTCGATAAATTCGCAAGCGGTGATATTCTTGGAGGTATCGGTGCCTTCTTTGGTGGTATACTAGATGTATTCACCTTTGGAATTATTGATATGGACAAATTCGCCGATTGGTTCTCTAGTTTGTTCGGCAATTTCCTTGGATTCTTTGAAAAACTATTCAGTGGTGATATTCTGGGAGCACTAACGGATTTGGGCAACATGCTTCTGGATTGGTTTGTTGGATTGCCTGAAATGATATTCGATGGAGTTCTAAATGCTATTGCTGGTGTCTTTAACTTCTTTGGATTAGATTCAATCGGCAAATGGTTCAGCGATTTTGCAGATGTAGATATTCTTGGAACAATCAAAGGTTTCTTTGCCGACATGATGGAATACATCGGGCCTGTAATAGATGGCATTTGGGGTGCTGTGAAATCTGTCTTCGGTGCAATATACGATGGTTTCATGTGGATATGGGATAATGTTTATGTTCCATACATTCAATTTGTTGGTGATTTGTTTATGAAGATTTTTAGTGGAATTGGCACCGCATTCAGTTGGATTTATGACAATGTATTCGTTCCATATATTTCTACACTTGGCGACATTATGATGTCTGTATTTGGTGGAATTGGAGATGCATTAAAGTGGGTATACAATAATACAGTCAATCCTGTAATATCGGGAATCATGTACTTCTTCAAAATGGTCGGGTGGGCCTTCGGTAGAGTAACGAATGCAGGAATGCATGTCCTGAATGGTCTTATTGACCTCATTAATTCAATTCCAGATTGGATAAAACCCGCATCATTGGAAGGATTAGCGAGCTTCCCAGTTGAAGAAGCGGCCGAATTCCCATCATTTGAAATGTTGCCGGGATTGAAGTCGGGTGGTATGGTAGAGGGTTTACAAGATGGACTTGGTAAACTTTTCCGTATGGGTGAGGGTGGTGACGAAATGGTAATGCCACTAGAAAAATTGAGAGAAAATATGATAGACCCAATCGTCACGAAAGCAATGCAAATGATGCCAGCAATGCGGAATATGGCCGGCGGAGGAGGAGGTGGTGGTAACAGCCAAGTTACGGTAGTCCACGCTCCGAATAATAGTCAAGCAGTTTCCCAAAGTACCACATTTGCAACTTCAATGAGTTCAACAAATAGTGAAATCTCTCGTAAGATGGATATGAATTGTTGATATAAAAAAACCCCCTTCCCGAAGGAAGAGGGTTTTTGTTTAAAATATTTAATTGTCTATCAGAACTTAACCTGAATTTGCGTTCGGACTAGGTATTCACCTGAATCTCCTGCACGCCATCCAGTTTCACCCAAGTTCCAAGCACCGTTAATGCCGTTGAGTGCATAACCGAGGTCGGTTGTCCACTTAACATTCTCATTAATCCAGTAGTTGGCACCAACAGTGAATGTGCTGAGATTTTCCTCAACACCTTCAAGTTCACCATACTCATATGCAACATAACCCTGAAAGTCATCCATGCACATGTATCCTGCTTGAACAGTTGCACCCCAGTTGTCGCCAGCATCTCCGCTAGTTGCAACATAGGCCGCAGTCAAGTCAAGACCACCCGATGATACTTTTGTATCAAGAGTGTATGTGGTGTAACTAGTAGCAACCAAATCGTTCCACGAAACGGCCGCACCAACATTCCACCAAGAGTTGATATCCGCACCAATACGGGCAGTGAATGCTTCACCATTCTGAACGCCTGCACCGTTATCAGTATTGAAACCATCAGTGTATGCACCAGAAAAATCTAGCACACCGAAATCACGGCTCCATTGAACACCTTGTGAACGACCCTGACCAAACTGGTTGGACACAATCGAACGCTCCATCATCAAAGTATCTTCTTGTGGGACAAGAACTTCACGCATAAATGGTGATTTAAATTGTCCAACACGAAGAGTTCCACCAAAAAGACCACCTTGTGCATATGCATCTTTGAGGTCGAAGTTATTAGTGCTATCACTCCACTGTCCACTTACCTTATATTCCCAGTTATACAAATCACCTGAGAGAATAAGACGGGCACGGGGAATGTTGAAACCACGATTGGCCTCATCATTACCACCACCACTGTAAGCGTAGCGAGTTTGCAAGAAACCATGAACATTAACTGTTACAGGACTTCCCTTACCTTGCAAGGATGCTCTTGAATCTGCATCAGCAAGAACTTCGTGAATGAGGTGACGAGTCGCTTCGGCTCGTTGGTCGTTCAACCAGTTATCACTATCTGATGTAGACAATTCAGCAATCCGTGCTTCTGCGGCTTCAATTCTTAGTTGAAGTTCCGCATTCGTATCGGCGTTTGCCGTTGTTGCGAGTCCTGCAACAATTGTTGCAATACCGAACTTTGTAATTGTTGAGATATTCATAGTGGTATCTCCTTTTTAAAGGCTAGCGATTATACGCTAGCGACAAGGTTCCAAAGTTCACGAACTGCTCCACCGAGCCAAGTAACACCGTTCCACGCAAATGGAAGAAGTGCCAATGTGATTAGCATGCTACGACACACACCGACCTTACCTAACGCATTTGTCACGACATCTGTGCCGCAACTATCTGTACATTTAGCCATTTTAATTTCTCCTTTAAAGAATTGAACCTCTGGCAAAAGAGGGCGGTGCGTTTTTGCACCATGAAGTCAACTCCGACTTCATTTGTTTGTGTCACTTATTTAGTGACTTTAAAAAATTGGCACCCCACATTATACACCTAATATGCAGGGCGCCAATTTAAATTTTAATTATTTTTCAATCTTCGGAAGCAAGCTTTTCGAAGTAAGAAAGGGCATCTTCACCCTCAGTAGTTTCGGTAGTCGTGGTATCATCACTCTTACCAAATGACTCTTCTGCCCTAACTGCACCATCAGACACATCAGCATCTTCAGCAGTAGAAGCAATAGTAGTATCTACATCCTTACCAAGAACGGTTTGAAGCCTATCCTTCAATTCGTCATAAGTTTTGAACTGGTCATCAGCAATAAACTCATTAAGGTCAGTTTGTGTCTTCCACAATTCTTCCAACTTATTATCATCACCATCAAGTAGTGCAGTAGACGAATCAAACTCACTCTTGTCGTAATTGATAAATCCAGCAACCTTACGAACCTTAAGACGGAAGTTTGCACCAGACCAATAATCGAATGGATTTACAGGAGTTTCATCCTGAAATTCAGGATTCATAGATTCCATAATCTTATCGAAAATCTTCTTTCCGAATTTGTAAAGAAATACTTTACCTTCGTTTTGAGGATTCTTTGGGTCACTCACAACCATAATGTTTGCGATGTAAGAAAGACGGCGCTTCTGCTTGCGGGCAACATCTTTGCCCTTTTCAGTACCAGAATTCCACAACCTACTGTTAAGTTCTGAAACTGGGTCTTTTTCGCCACGGGTGGTGAGAGAATTCTCAATATACCAACCGCCTGGCCCTTGGAAACCGTGATTCCAAACACGAACCCACGGAAGTTCGGCACCTTCAGATGCAGGCAAGAAACGAATAATAGCAAATCCGTTTGATGCATTGTCAAGTTCTGGACGCCAGAATCGGTCATCCTTGTAAGACTTCTTTGTGTCGTTCATTTCTTCTAACTTCGTCTTAAGAAAGTTAGTGTTACTTGAACGCTTTTTCATATCGTTGAAACTCATGCAGTATCTCCTTGTATTTCTGAGTATGGTTTTCGTATTACGATGTGTGTATTTTAACATATATTTCATATATGTCAAGCATTATTTATGTGATTTAAATTGGCAATTTTGCGGTTTCTGGTAAGATATTTAAACCCAGGCCTTCATTGTGTAATTTATTAATAATGGATTTTGAAAGATATTTAGAAGCGAGTGCGGGTTCCATGCGATAATGTTCACATAAACTAAGAATCGCTTCAATATATCCATCTCCCATTGTCTCAACTTTGTCTTCGACTTCTTTTGAAAATTCTTCGGGGGATAATTCTAACATTGTATTTTTCTCCTGTTATAAATAAGGGTGGTATGATATGTAGGTCACTAATTTTAAAAGGAACCCAATATGAGTAATGTTAATCACGGAGTTGCGTTCACCGCATCGGCCGATTTAAATAAGCCTGGTATGAAGGGATTTATCCCTGATGCTACAGGAAATGTTGAAGTTAAGTTTGCCGATGGCACATCAATTGTTATCGTTGCGACCAAAGGCGTTCAATATTCTATGAATTTTGATGCAATTCTTACTGCTGGTACAGCTGTTGCTGGCAATGTTCTTTATTGATTGTGTTTTCTGTAATTAACAATGGTTTTGTGTAGTTTATCTACATAATCCATTGGATTTGCAATAAACACTTGACTATCACCAGATTCACATGAAATTAAGATCACGATATTCTTTATCGGGGTCTTAGTTCTTTCTTGGAACATAATAGCATATGCTGTTGCTTGGAGATAGTAATTTTCGATATCAGACTTTCTCTTGAGTCTAGAAGAACTCTTGAAGTCAATAATCGACAATTCCCCATCAAATTCAGCAATGCAGTCAACACGGCCCGCAAGTTGTAGGGTATGTGACCAAAGCGGTCGTTCCAAACCAACAATATTGTCAATTCGGTGTAAATCCTCAGATATTTGATAGAACATTTGAGAATCTGTTGCACTTGCTTCTGCAAGACAAGATTCTTCGTTGTTCAAATAATCTTCGATTGTTTTGTGTAACCGATTTCCCCGACCAAGAACTCGTTTGGATTCTTCGGGGTTTTTTCTACGCCATTCTGCAAAGAATGCTCGTTTCTCCCAACCAGTTACGGTAGTAACACTCGGATAACTTTTGCCATCTGGTGTTTGATAGTATCGAGTACCATCGGGATTTGTTTCGGCTTCTAATTCTGCCCATAAGGGACTTTCAACATGATTAAACATTTTATTCACTAACATAATAAATCTTTCCTATATTCTACCAGTTCTTATTAATAAAGTCAAGTAATTTCTGTTCATCTTTTGAAATTGTTTCAACAGATTCAAAAGGCCCTGAACTTCCTTGATTGAATCGCTCCCCACCATTCTTTTTTGAGTATTTTGCAATCGCACTGTCTATTACTTTTGGGCTGCCAGGCAAAATCTCAATGGTGACTTGTTTTGTATTCTTCTGCATCAAGTCTCCTTGAGCAACTCCAGCGTTTTCTATATCTTTCAAGAATTGCTTTGCTTTTCTTTCATTTGGAAACTTCCATTGTTGGAGTTCACCCTGTTTTGCTTCATCAACATCAACATCTGTTCTTCGACCATCTCCACCAGCACATCGTTTACGTTCACCGTCTTTTTTGATATACTCGTCTACTTGTTCAACGGATTCTGCCACATTCTTTGGGTGTATCTCTGTGTATCCCTTTGAAAGGAACTTCTTGAGGAGTTTCTGTGCATCTGAATCTGAACCATCTTTCAAGAGGAACTTCTTGTCCTTTGTGGTGGTAATGTCATAAATGCCCCGTCGTGCTGTGCTTGCTGCTGGATCACTAAGAGCATTCTTGATCTGCCATACCCACCAAGCATTCTCTTTGCTTTGACCATCGGGATCAGTGTTATTGAAAATCACAACTTCTCTTGATGCGTGTGGAGACAAAACCAATGCATCGTCATACATTGGGAGTTTTGCTTTTGCCTCACCCAACACAACTCGCTGGATGGCTTCGTCTAGGTCAACGGATTCTTTAATGTCAGTCATAGAAGCAGCCATATCACCAATAGCAAGAGACACAGAACCATTACGATTGTAGAGGGTATACTTTACTCCTGTAGGGTTATCGACATGCTTCATGATAACTCTTTCAACTCCTGCTTTGCCCACAGTTTTCTTGGGACTTGTCACAACAAAGGTTTGAAATTCCTTACCCTTACCGATAGAGGAGTCGTACTTGATTTTAACTGTGTCGTTCTTCTTGAGTTTATTGAAGATATTAAGCATCTTTTTCATATCGAATGCTTCATCCAGTTCAACGGATTCTGCAAGGGCCTCTGCGGCCTCTTCAGGAGATTTCTTGTCATAGTAAAACTCCAACGCATCTGTTGGGTTAATACTCGACTTCTTATAATCAGTGCCTAATTTCTTAAGAACCTTTTCGAACTTATCGAACCATTTTATTAAAGGTTTCTTATCGTCTTCTGCCATAAATGCAGCGACATATGATTCAAACTTACCTAATTTACGAAATGGATTATTACTCGGGATCATTAGTGATATCCTCTACTTTGGGGTTCTTTGCTTTTTCTTCAGCTATTCTTTTTTGTTCTTTTTCGAACTTAAGACGAGCTTCTTCTTTGGCTTTACGCCGAAGAAAAAAAGGATTCGATTCATTGAATTTGTTGTCTTTGAAATTTCCATAATATGCCATGGTATATTCTCCTTTGTTACTTTATTTATAATAATCAATCAGGGAGTCAATTGAGAAACCTTCAACATCAATTTTTTAATGATATCACCCGTTCTGTCTGGTTTCTTTCCCGATTCTTTTACTTTGATATATTCGAAGTTTTGTATTACGGTCGCTCTTCCATCTTTACCATCTAAAGGTTCCCCTTTTCTGTTAACATAATACATTGTATTTTCAGGGCCACCAAAAATAACATAAACTTCACCGTTTACTAATGCACTCGTCCGTCCAAATAGGAAATTTAGAATACTTGTCTTCGCACCCTTGTGGGTGAATAGAATTATTTCATCTGCAAGTGTTCTTTTTCTCTCTTTGTTTGCGACTAATGCAAATTTAAAATCTGTAAGTACCCAAATGACATGAATATTTTTCTGTTTGTATCCTGACTTAACTAATTTTCTTGTGATACTGGTTAATTCACTATCCCATGCAAGGGTTCTATCAAACAAAAGATTCGGTAACTCACTTCTGTTGGGGTTGTCTGCATACATTACGGACTTTCGTTTACTTCCGAGTTGCATATCATTCATTGTATTATGAAGAACTTGTGCATCATCGGGGTCATTGGGGTCTACACCCTTAACATCTTTAAAAAGTTCAGACCCCCGATTTGCTAGTGCAACCATGAGGTACTTCACTTGGTCTGGGTCAATTACTTTGTAATCTTCCGACCTAATAAAATGTTTCATTGCATAGGTTTTTCCACTTGCGGCACCGCCAGCAAGAATAACAACCTGTCCATACCGTTTACCTTGACCCGGCAGGATTAATTTCTCTTGAAGAAATTTTCGAAATCTTCTAATCATTTGGAATATGGAGCCCGCACATCAATTCTTCCTTTTTTTAGTAATGCACCAGTATGAACATGCTGTTTTTTATCAGCATCAATTACAGGCATATCAATACGAGGTGGAGCACCTGCCGGCGGGGGTTTAGATTGAATGTCCTCTAATCTTTTTTTGAGTACATCTTTTCCGCCAATACTTTCTAACCACTCCTCTGATTTTACACGACTGTAAAATTTTGGATGCATATATTTGCCATCATAAATTGCTTCTAATGCATCATCTACTGTTGCATCAAAGATATTCAAATCACCTCCGGCTGGAGCACCCCTTCGGGTATTACCAAAGGCATCTCCCAATGCACGAAGCACTGGAACTAAATCTCCGATTTGAAGTTTTGCTTGTAGTCCACCAATTTTAGCGGTGGGTGCAGATAACATTGTTGCTGCCCATCTATGATGTCCATCTAAAATATGTCCATCACTTGAAATGATTGCACCAAGATTACCACCCTTCACTCCACCAACTGCCATTCCTAATGACTTACCCAAGTAAATTGCACTTTGGGAGGGAAAGAGTTTTCCCGCAGGCACCGTGGCTTTTTTGATGTCAACAATATCATCCGTGGGGTCACCATCCATCTTTCCTTTGGTGGTGAAAATCTTTTTCATTGCTTGCGTGAGTGGATTGGGAAATTCCGATGGGTCAATTTCTTGTGTTGATAATGCTTCGACTAAAGCATCGGTTATCCATTTGTTGTTTGTGTAATCAGTAAAGTTTTTCATTTAGTATACCTCTGCGTGTCCTTCGGTTAGAAGAATTTGATTTATGGTTTCATCATTATTTAGTATAATTGTGCCGAGGATTCTACCATACTTTCCTTTTTTGTCCAGTTCTGTTTTTATAATAAATGTTTTTTGGTCTTCAAACAATTCTATAACCCTATCTTTTGCGGCCAGTCCTCGTTTTTTTTCTTCTAAATCTCTGGTTCGTGTCTCTGGTGTGTTGATTCCCTTTAACCGAATTCGACACTTGTACCTGATATCAAATCCCAAGTCCAAGACACAATCAACGGTGTCACCATCGATGACTCTAACTAGTTTTGCCACATATTCGTACATCAATCGTCAACCTTTGCGTTTGCTCTCCACTGATAACAAGACCAGTAGTTTGCTTTCCATTTGGGGCCAGGGTTATCGTCACAACTCATCCGTGAACGGTACGCTTTTAAACGCTTGGGGTCATCTCTTTTGATTTCCATATTCGGATCACCAAATTTGACCACTACAATATTTCCCTTATCATTTTTAACATAGACACCGAACTTCTTTTTCTCTCCTTTGGCCAATCGAAATGGATTGTCAAGTGTAACCTCTCTTCCCTGATATTCTGCCTCATTACATTCGTCATCGTTCCATTCACGGAATTGTGCCATTTTGGAAACATACTTTCGTTGCTTCTTGCCTTGTAACCAATCGTTCCAATCGTATTTACTGGTGATGTACTTGGGTTTACCTTTTATGGGTTTAACTTCAAACAACTTGAAGTCGGGTCTTTCATATGGAAGGTAATTATCATCTAATACCTTTGCACCCTCTCGACATTCCTTTTCTGACTGACCTTCAACACTACCATGTGACTTATCAATGACAAATCTACAATACCCCTTCTTCATAAGGTATTCTTCAATGGGTGGACTGTTGTCTACATCACCACTACGCATCTCATCAAGTATTTTTTCTGCTTCTTCTGCTGGGTCTGGTGCAGACATATCCTCATACCAATCTTCAAGTATTTTCAATATCTTTTTCTCGGTCAGACCAAACTTTGAAGATTTTTTGATTACATGTTGGATGTGATAATAGTCATAATCGGTAGTGGATGTAACAATCTTGTTTTTGAGTGTCCAACCCTTGACAAAAGCGGGGAAGGCCTCTTGTAGGAATTTATGTTCTTTAAATGATTTCATCGTGGTGCCCTTTGTGTCTGTTGTTGCATCTGTTGATTGCTAAACTCATCGTCAATAAGTTCAAGAGAACCCTTGTCGCCAATCTCAAACGGGTCGATGATGACATCATCGGGAGTGTGACCATCGAGATGTTTTAGTATCTCTGCGAGTCGTTGTTCAATCGAATCCACCTTGGGTGCAAGCACACTCTGTGTCGCACGAAGTTCCACAAGGTTCTCATCAATGCGGGAGTCAATCGTCTGCACACCATTCCATAGTTGCAATGCCGCACCCATGAATACGGTTGCGACCAACACGGTGACTGCGTTACTTACTATCTTGTTCCAGTCAAGTTTCATTTCTTTTTCCAGCCTCCACCTTGTTCTTTATACCACTTAGATGCCCATGCATTTGCATATGCAGATGGATATACATCAAACTTAGACTTTGCTTTTGCGATTGCTTGCGACCATAACTTTGGGTTGGTTGGTTCGTTCTTCTCTGTGATTGTTTCTTCGTTCGCCTTTGTCTTGACGAAGGTAGGCTTCTGTCCTTTCTTGGACTCTCCCCCCCTTTTCGAATCCCCTGCTTTCTTTTGTGCATCTCGTTTTCTGCGAACAAAACTTGCAATGCCATCCTTACCAAGTTTCTTTGCTTTCTCTGGTGATAGACAGGCAGCGTATGCATCACCATCATCGGAGTCACCGCACTTACCAACACGTTCACCTTTGGTGTTGTATCTGTCCCAACCAGGCTCACCACCTGCGGATTGTTTCATCCACTTACCAATACCTGAGTCAGCGTATGTTTCTGTAATGTATTGATTGAATGATTTCATTTCTTGGTCAACTTATACTGTGTACCGTACTTATGTTTATCCGCATCTACCTCATATCCTGCCTTTGTAGCAAACCGTTCAATCATTTTATTATAAAGTTTCTCTCGACTTTGTGTTTTCCATGTGTCTTGACCGAAGAGTTCGTCCTTATTTGCCATAAACTTTATACCTTCTGGGTCGTTGTTTTTAATATAGTCCTTAATAATATCCAACACGGTTGAGAATATTTTGAATGCATCGCCACCACCAGTGGTATCGGTGTCACCACCAACTGTAAACAATAAGTTATCAATTCCTGTTACATACCCCTTTGAAAATATAACTTTTATTATATCTTTCGAACTTGTTGCTGATTGATACACTGCTTCTACATCATCATCTTTTTTCTTTTTCCAAGGATATGGTTTCTCGAATAACTCTGTGATGTGTTGCTTAAATGATTTCATTTTACTTAGTCCACATGTGCCACGAATCCGTCACCGTGGGCCCGTTGGTTTTCTTGTTCAAAACTTTTAATTATGCCCATACTCTTCATTCTCTTTAGCATTGCTTTGTATAGAGATTTCCGTGACTTTTCTCTACCACTGAATAGGATTTCTTTTACTTTTTCTTGCTTGACCACATGCTTTGCATAATCAATGACTGTTGC